GCGCCGTCGCCACCAAACTGGTGCTGAGTCAATTTGCAGGCCAAGAGATTGTGATAGTCCGTTGCATCGTGCGCGAGGAACACCCGGACAATGACCGCTTTGCGGCTGACTGCGAACGCTGGTTTGGCCAGCCCATCGTCAACCTTATCGCTAAGGAGTATGACGGCTCAGTGTTCAACGTCATTGGCAAGCGCAAATACATCAGTGGAGTTGATGGCGCACCTTGCACCATGTTGCTAAAAAAAGAAGTGCGCTTGGCATTTCAGCGGCCAACAGACCGTCACGTTTTTGGTTACTGCTCAGAAGAACAAGAACGCTATAACATGTTTTTGGACGCCAACAATATTGATTGCATCGTTCCGCTGATTGATCGTGGTTTAAGTCACGCCGATTGTTTATCTATGCTACAAACCGCAGGGATAAAACTCCCCGAAATGTACCGTCTAGGGTACAAGCATAACAACTGCATAGGATGCGTTAAAGCATCTGGTGCTGGTTACTGGAACAAGATCAGGCAGGACTTTCCTGAGCGTTTCTGGATGATGGCTGGAGCATCTAGGGCGCTTGGTGTAAAGATGACTCGCAGCGAATCTACGCGCATTTATCTTGATGAGCTTCCTGTCGGCATCGGACGCTATCAAGATGAACCAGAAATTCAGTGCGGAATTTTCTGCGAAATGGCAAACAACGAAATTAAAGAGAACACATGAACGAAAAAAATGACCGTGAGATTAGAGGCGAAAAATGATTAGAGACGACATTATCCACATGGCGCGGGAAGCTGGGTTTGACGCGCACGACATGAGCGACGACTTTAGTTGCAATGTTAAAGACATTGAGCGCTTAGTCATAGCCGCTTACGCTGCTGGATTTACTAATCGAGATTACTTACTCGCCGCCCTTAAAAAACTCAAAGACGAATCTCACACGATTCAGGGCGCAAGCGACGATTACAAGCAAGGGCGTGAGATGGGTATTCAATTGTGTATTAACGAATTGATTAGGGGTGAAAAATGACTGACATCAAAGAGTTTTTTAAGCTGTACTTTCCAGCAGCAAAATTTAGACGAGCTTGGCAAAACGTTATTGCTTTTTTTGCACTTAACGACGACCAGGCTGAGCTTGACGCATTACAAGCCACTATAGACGACCTAGAAAGACAGCGTAGGATTATTTCGCAACAATTAACAATCGTGCGTTGGGAACTACACCGTAAAAAATATTTGAAGGGACAGGTTGATTTAATAGATTAAGTGTGTATAATTATAGTTTTACAAGGAGAATGAAATGTTTAGTAATAAAGAAATAGCTGAATTAAACAAACAGTTAGCTTACTTAAAAGAACGGGTAGATGCACTAGAAAGTAACGTATTTATATATCCAACAAAAAATATTGCTTCTTTTTTGCCAAACTCAGTACCCATAAATCAAGTGGTAAAAGAAATAGTAAACCATTTGGAACTGGATATTCTAGCCATACAGCCTACATATAAAAAAGTTGAGTTAAAGGCCAAACAGGTTCCGCCTACCACTTCTACAGGAGAAATCAAGTGGAATGGCGGCCTATAAAAACAGCACCTAAAGATGGTACATGGGTTCTTTTGAAAGGAGGAAAACCAAGAGAAGGTTTTTTTTCTTGGGAAAAAATTGACGGAGACGACCGCCCCGTTGTCGCCAAGTTTATGACCGATTATTGGGATGGGTACTGGACTTATGCATATTGGGATTCTGGCTGGAGTTCAACATACGATAACCCTACCTATTGGATGCCACTACCTAAATAAGGAGAAATGAAATGAAACCATCAGTGCCGTATTTTCCGACAAACGCAAAAGAAGGGGTCATGTTGCGCGATCATTTTGCTACTTTAGTGTTACATGCTGCAGTAACACACGGAATGTCGAAATTTAATTCTATTGATCAAGTAGCTCAAGAGTGCTACGAAATAGCAGACGCTATGATGAAAGCAAGGGAGCCAAAACAATGAGCCAAGAAGAATTTTACGAAACAGTACAACGTGAAGAGGAATTTATGAATAGCAAAAATGTTTACGCTTTAATTAGCGCAGTTGCGGCTGAATTAGCGCAAGACGGAATTTCTAAAAGCAGGAAAAATGCCCAGCAGGGTTATTCATTTAGGGGAATTGATGACGTATATAACGCCCTAGCTCCAGTGGTTGCCAAGCATGGTTTGGTGATTATTCCGCGTGTTTTGTCACGACTACAGACAGAAAGAGAATCTTCAAAAGGCGGAGTTATTTTTTCCGTTGTCGTAGAAGCAGAATTTGATTTTGTGTCGTCACATGACGGTTCAAGGCATACAGCAAAAACGTTCGGTGAAGCAATGGATAGCGCAGATAAAGCGACAAACAAAGCTATGAGCGCCGCTTATAAATATGCAGCTTTTCAGACATTTTGCATACCGACTGAAGGCGACAATGATGCTGATTCTACTACTCACCATGTTGTTAAAAAACCGATGCATATACCCGCTAACGTAGGAGGTCAGGACTATTTTGACAAGTGTGACGAACAAGAACGCGCCCTAATTCTTGATTTTGCGATGGAAATTGAAGGCGCTGAAACCGACCAGGCAATATTCGACGCATACAAAAGAGCCAAGCAAATGCTAGACACTGACCAGATGGCGGCTTTATCGTCAAAAGTAAGCAGCGGGAAACGTAGCGCTATTAAGAAAATAATAGCAGCCAAGAAAATGGCGACGGAGATTGTTCCATGAATGACGAATTTCAAAAAGTCGTAATTGACCCGCTTTTGCAACAGGAAAAGGAAATAGGTGACGATATTAAAAACTATCGACTATGCCCGATTTGCCTAGAGTACGTGCGTCGTGATGAGTATGTGTCTCACACAAAAAAAGTTCATGGCTACGACATTATTGATATAACAGAAAGTAAATAAATGATGTTTCGTTTAGTCCACCAGGCTGCACGAGAAAACGCCATCCAAGCTATCAGGCAAGCGCCTGATGGTTGGGTGGTGAAAGTTACGGAACCGACGCGCAATCTTGAACAGAATGCGTTATTACACGCTGAATTGCAAGAACTGGCGGCAAATAAGAAATGGTGCAACATGACGCTGGAGGTAGAGCAATGGAAACGGCTACTTACAGCGGCATGGATGCGAGCTACAAAGCAAGGTGGCGTTATTTACGTGCCGGCTGTAGATGGGCAAGGAATGGACATACTTTATCAGCGCACTAGCAAACTGACCAAATCCGAAATGTCAGAATTGATTGAATACATAAAAGCATGGAAGGATGAAAATGTACCGCAACAATAAACTACTTGAAGCTTGCCGTGAAATGCCATGCCAAAACTGCGGCGCGGAGGATGGCACTGTAGTAGCGGCACACTCTAACCAACTGCGTGACGGCAAAGGAAAGGGGATAAAGGCACACGATTACAGGGTAGCGGCTTTGTGTTTTAGGTGCCATGCTGATATTGACCAGGGCGGCATATTAAACAAAGCAGAGCGCATAGAGATTTGGGAAGAAGCACACCGAAAGACCATAGCTCAACTTTTTGAACGTGACTTAATAAAGGTGATTTAATGTACACGCACACTGGAACACTGCAACGCTTAAACGTGGCTCAGACAGTAAATATACGTCAAGCAGGAAAGTTATGGATTGACGAGCAGGGAAGGAAATACTTAAAAGAAAACGGCAAAAGACCGTTAGACAGTTCAAATGGAATACGTTTATTGATTGAAACTATTAAGGAGAAATGAAATGATTTCAGTATGCCCGTATTGCGCTGAAGAAAAAAAAATTACAGCCATAGAAAGTCATCCAAATGGATTGTACTGCCCGATTCACGGTGAAATGACAATAAAAGATTTTATTGATAAATCAAAAGAAGTATTTAAGGAGAAAGCATGAAAAAGCTACTAGCCGCCCTACTGTTCGCCGCTTCTACTGCAAACGCACAAGTGACAGGAAACACATTGCTGGACAACATAGAAAGCAACGAATATATGCTTCGTTCGTATGCCTTGGGGTACATAACAGGCATTTTTCAGTTTACGCGAGGAACTGCCCATTGTTCACCTGACGGAGTTACTTTCGGACAAGCGCGTGATGTTGTGCATAACTACCTAAAAACAGACCCAAAAAATCGACACTTAGACGGATATGTAATAGTGATAGCAGTGTTTGGCGCTACATGGCCGTGCAAAGGTCAAATATGAAAATGCATCGACCCGAAACTCGATTAGAGCGCGGTGAATACTTAGCGCGCACGCGGGAGTATTGCTTGCGCGGTGAGCAATTGCCGCAGTCAAAGCTAACCGATGCTGACATTGAAGACATAAGAAGCGCGGCGCGGCAACGGGAAAGCCTACGAGCGCATATTAAAAACACTTTAACTAACGAAGCGCTCGCGAAGAAGTACGGCGTACACGTTCGAACTATCGACAAAGTTACGGCAAATAATACATGGTGGCACGTATGGCTTGCTTCATACTAATTCGCACACCGAAAAAAGTCAGCAGCGATTTGCAGGAAGACAATATGACGTTACCTTACGACATGGCGAGATGCGAGGCTAAAAAATGCGAACAGCGACATAAATGCTTGCGGTTCACTTCACCTTGGCGGCCTATTGGCTATCAAGTAGTGCGTGACTTTGAGGCTTTTTTGGTTCCAGCCAAAGGATGTGATTATTTCATAGGAGATGAAAATGAGAGCAAGAAAGACAGACCCGTCAACGAGTAAGCTGGCTGGCGAGAATGCGGCAAACTTTGCGCCCTGTCACTACCGAGCTATTTTGCTGGCATTAGCCGACATGAAAGACGGCACTGCTGACGAAATAGCAGTGAATTGCTGGATAGACAAGTACCAGATAAGCCGACGACTGCCGGAGATGACAAAACTTGTCAGAGTTACTACTGATACAAGACTGAGCAAAAAAGGACGACCCGCACGAGTGTGGGCGATTACTAAGCAAGGACTTGCATTTTTGAAGCAAAACGAGCAAAATCTAATTGCGCTGTGAGAAGCGTAAAAGGTTGGTATCTAGCTGTCTTCATTAGCGACTGGCTCAAGATGCCGTTTTTCACTTAAAAAGTGCGCCAGCCCGGTAATTCTCACACTTGGGCTAGTCACTAATGAGGACAGTATGAGTACCAGAATTATGGCCGTTATTTGGCCGCTTCAAATGCCCCAAGTGGCAAAGTCTGTTTATATTTCCCTTGCTGATAATGCTAACGACCACGGTACATGCTGGCCGTCAATAGCCACAATATGTGAGCGCGTTTGTGCATCTGAAAGAGCCGTTCAAAATGCTATTTTGTGGCTTGAAAAGCATGGCGCATTAACCCGCCAAATGAGCACCGGAAGATCAACTAAGTACACGCTAACCCCCGCACAATATGCACCCCCGCAGGAAATGCACCCCCGCACCACGTGCACCCC